CAAGAATCACCATTTGCTCAAGATGGCTCATTAACACCAACTGAATTTATTTATATATTAGTAAATGGTTCATGTCCTGGTATGGTTAAAATAGGAATGACTGTTAGGGATGTAGACCAACGAGCAAAAGAAATTTCAGGTGCAACTGGTGTTCCAACTCCATGGGTTCCAATTTATTCATTTAAGTGTTTTAATTCATATAAATTAGAACAAGAACTTCATACTTATTTAGATGCAGTTCGTGTCTCTGATAATCGTGAAATGTTTTATATGAAATCAATTGATGCTATTAAAATTGTTGAACAATTAGGAGAGAAATATTCTATTCCTAACCTCAACTCTTAATCTATCTTAATATAAAATAGATTGATATGTTAAATAGAATTTTTCAAGTACGTGTTGGAACAACTTGGTCACAAAACAATAATGGTGTTGAATGGACTATAGCTAACTATTGGGGTGGTAATAGCCATTATTTTATTAATGCTACAGATAGTAAGGAAATTCAAAACCTGTTTAAATTAATTCTTACATCATCTCAAAACGCACCTAATAAAGGAGATATTGTTTATGCTTCTAAAGCAAGTGAAATACCACGATTCAAACTTAAGGAATATATTAAAGAAAAAGGATTGAAAAAAACATCTCGTTATAACCATTCAAATTATATTATTGTTAATAAGGGTTATTTCATGGATTTAATTAAAAAACTTAAGTTTGATGAGTATCGTTTTGTTAATGAAGATTTCATTAAATCTAATATTAAAAAATGGATTAAAGATAGAGAATATGCTTCTAATATAATAGCAGAAAAAGGTGTAGATATGAACTCAGTAGCTATGATTGATCTTTATACAGCTAGAGATATTTATAAAAATTTAACTAAATACCCAGCTGAAATACAAAAATATGAAGATAATACTCATAAAATAAAAGGTACATTTATTGAATTATACCGTAATGATCGTTTAAAGAATTTATTAACTATACTTTATGAGTTGAAAAATGATATTAAATTAGGTAAAATTAAAATTGTATTTGATGAAGATTTATTTATTGAATTAAATAGGGAAGGTATTGAATTAGATGAAGAATATTTGAAGACACTTCGTGAAATGTTATTTAGTAAAGACACAGCCAATATTAAATTAGGATTTGAAATGATGTCTAATTTAGTTATGAGTCAACCAACAATATTATCAATATCATTTCTATTAAATGAACTAATACATACAACTAATTTTAGACCTAGTTATTATACTAATTCAAATACCAACTTAAAAAGTCTATTTAAACTACTAAGAACTAAAGGTATATATTGGGAACGTGATTGGAAAACATTTGGTACTGGGTTGAGAAATAACTTTAAAGTGGGTAAAGAAGGTGTTATTGTTAAGAAGTTCTTATTGGATAATATTAACCGTGAGTTTAAAATAAGTAACTCAGCTGCTGAGTCGTTAGTTGATATTGTTTTTACGACCGAGGCTCAGTAATTAAATTAATTAAAAATAAATTATATGATAGATAATATACATGCTGATATTGCTAAACATTCAAAAACATTAATGTTCAAGGAACCATTTTATGGTCTGTTTTTGATTAGTTTAAATAAAGAATTAAGTGATGCTGTCTCAACTGCTTGTGTTGCTAAAGATGGTATTAATACTAAGTTAGTTATTAGTCCTAAGTTTTGGGAAACTATAAGTGATAATTGTAAAGTAGCAGTTTTGAAACATGAACTATTACATATTGCATTTAAACATTTACAAATGTATGATTCATATTCAGAAAAGGAGTTATTGAATATAGCTGCTGATTTGGAAATTAATCAGTACATTGAAGATTCTTATAAAGATGAAACTTGGGATGGTTTAGAAATTACTAAAGCACCTTGGGCTGCTCTTAATTTACCTGTTAAAGCAGGTACTAGAAAATATTATGAGTTGATACAACAGGAAAAGCAAAACAATCCTGATGGTGATGTTGCTAAGTTTGTTCAAGCAATGAAAGATGCTAATGGGGATGGTGAGTCAAGAACTATTACATTAGGTGATGGTACTCAAGTTGAAGTAAAAGCATCTCATGAGTTTTGGAAACAATATGAGAACATGGATGAGGCAGAAAAGAAATTGATGGAAAAACAAATTGAACATCAATTAAAAGATACAGCTGAACAAGTACAAAAACAAAGAGGTACTATACCTGGTGAATTAAAAGAATTAATTGATAGTTTATATGTTAGTGAAGAACCAGTTATTGATTGGAGAGCATATCTAAGACGTTTTAATGGTATGGCTAGTAAGGTGTTTACTAAGAAAACAAGACGTAAACCAAATAAACGTTTCTATGGTAATCCAGCCCTTAAAATTAAACAACGTAAAAATACACTTGTAGCTGTTGACACATCAGGATCAGTTAGTAAAGATGATTTAAAAGAGTTTTTAAGTGAAATTCATCATATATGGAAAACAGGTACTGAAGTGACTGTTATTGAATGTGATGCTACAATTGGACGTGTTTATGAATATGTAGGTAAAGCTGAGGAGGCTAAAGAAGTAACAGGCCGTGGAGGTACTAGTTATGAACCAGTAATGAAATATCTTCAACAACATAAAGATAAATTCCAGAACTTAATTTACTTAACTGATGGTGAATGTAGTATTGAACAAACACAACCATGTAAACCTGTTTTATGGGTTCACTGTTCAGGAAGAAGAATCAATGATGAATTACCAGGTGCTAAAGTACAGATTGTATGACCTTAATTATTAAGTTAAATTATGATATAAAATAAATAACAATGGCTAAAACATCAACAACAAAAAAACAAAATGCTAAAGTAGCAGTTAACGTTAAGGAGCTAAAAGATTTCCTTAAACACATTATTGATAACAATCGTTATCTACAAGAAAACAATAAACAACCAGTTAGTATTGAGGTAGTGGGTGATTCAGGTATTGGTAAAACATCATCTATTCTTCAATTAGCTAATGAGTTGGGTTTGAACTTTGTTAAATTGAACCTTGCACAGATTGAAGAAATAGGTGACTTGGTTGGTTTTCCAATTCGTCAGTTTGAAATGACTGATAATAAAGAAAGAGTATGGGTAGATGAAAATGCTGTTGAGGACTATCGTAAGGAAGGTTATTCCACAACAGGATTGAACCGTATGAGTTATTGCCCGCCAGAATGGATTAGTGGTAAAGAAAATGGTGGTATTCTATTATTAGATGACTGGAATAGAGCTGATATGAGATTCATTCAAGCTGTAATGGAGTTAATTGATCGTCAACAATATATTAGCTGGAAATTACCTCAGGATTGGCATATTGTATTAACAAGTAATCCTGATAATGGAGATTATTTAGTTAATAGTATTGATAATGCTCAAAAAACAAGATTTATCACAGTTGACTTAAAATTTGATCTTAAATGTTGGGGTAAATGGGCTGAAGAGAATCGTTTAGATGGTAGATGTATTAACTTTTTATTAATGCATCCAGAATTAGTAACTAAAGAAACTAATAGTAGAAGTGTTAGTATGTTTTTTAATAGTATTAGTTCACTTAAATCATTTGAAAATTCATTACCACTAATTCAAATGATTGGTGAGGGCTCAGTTGGTAGTGAGTTTAGTACTTTATTTACTATGTTCATTAATAATAAATTGGATAAGATGATTTCACCAGAAAATATTTTATCACAAGATGAACAGTATGTTATGAATACACTTAAGAGTTTAGTTGGTAAAGATAAAGCATATAGAGCAGATATTGCAGCTACATTAGGTACAAGGGTTGCTAACTATTTAGAATATTTTTCAAAGGAAAATACAGTTGAAAAACCAATTATTGAGCGTATTGGTAAGATTGTAACTGAGAAAATATTTGCAACTGATGTTTGTTATAATATGATTAAGTCAATTTACAACAGTAATCCAGGTAAATTTAAGTTAATGATGTTAAATAAGGAATTAGTTAAATATATAACTAAATAATGTTGGTGTTAGTTTAGCCTGAGGGGTGAGTGTAAGCTCATCCCTCTTATATATTTATATATGAACATTAAAAAAATTTGGTTCCCCAAAGAATTTTCCATATTTTTTAGAACACTAATAAGTGATTTATGAGTGATAAGAAAGAAGTAGGAGTTAGATTATTAACATTAAATGATTGTGATTATTGTACATGGTTGAAGAGTGAATTAGATGGTTGCGGAATAACCTATACTAATATTGATGCTGAACAATTTTCTGATTTTGCAGATCAAATAGAACAAAAATTTAAAACAGAATCATATCCAATTGTATTTATTGATCTAGGAAATAAAATAATAACCATTACTCCAGAAACAGAGTTGGAGACAACAGATACTTTACTTACATTTGATACAATACCACAATTAGTTAATATTATAAAAGAATATATATGAGATATAAACAACCAGTAGAAAATAAACTAGATCAACTTGAAAATATGTTAATTGGTTTTGAATCTAGATTATCAGATCCAAAAATGAATCTTTTATTAGCTAAAGAAATGATTAGTAAATTAAAAGATAAAGTTGAAGAAATTAAAACATTAATTAGTTCAGAACAATAATAAGTTATGCTAACTCCAGAACAAATACAATCTAATTGGCATCATTTTCTTAATACTATTAAGCAATATATCTCAGGAGAACGAGGTGTTAAAATGCTTGATTTTTATAAGAAACATGAAGAACGCTTTGTAATGATGCCTGCTTCACATCGCCCACAATACCACAACTGTTTTCCAGGTGGTTATATTGACCATGTAAACCGAGTTGTGTCAGCTGCTCTTAAAATTGATGCTGTGTGGAGAGAAATGGGTATGATAGCTACTTACACAACTGAAGAATTAGTATTCTCAGCAATCAATCATGACTTAGGAAAATTTGGGGATGAAGAGCAACCAGCGTATATAGAACAAACAGATCAATGGAGACGAGATAAGTTGAATGAAACTTATATGTTTAATGACCGTTTAGAATATATGTCAGTACCTGATCGTGGTTTACATTTACTTATTAGTAATGGTATTTTACCTACTAAAAATGAGACATTGGCTATTAAGTTACATGATGGTTTATATGATGAAGCTAACAAGTCATATTTAATCACTTTTAATCCAGAGACTAAACCACGCACATCACTTATTTATGTTGTACATCAAGCAGATTTATTAGCTGCCAGAATTGAATTTGAAGTTGAGTGGTTACTTAAATTAACTAGCCCACGCCAACCAATTCTTTATCAACCTAAAAAAGACAATTTTAAATTAAATAAAAATAATTCGGCTGTTAAGCAGAAAGCACTTAAAAAAATGGTTAATCCAGCTTTAGCCGATATAATGAAAAATATATGATACTAGGAATTATTTCAATTGTACTTTGGGTGTTCACAATATTTGGGTATATTATTTGGAACTTAAATACTAAAGTAATTAAATTAGAACAAATTGCTTCTAAACAAAAATCTATTATTGATAGTATATCTACTATTATTGATGAATCAAGTAAACAACTTAATCAAGTTGAATTAACAGAAGCATTTAAATCAGATGATCAAATTGGTTTCTTCTTCCGTAATTTACAAAACATCCAAGATTCATTAAAACATTATTTAAGAAGCTAAGATGAGTGAAGAAATATTATTAACTAAGAAGGGGACTGTCCGTAAACGCAAACCAAAAACAGCTAATGTTTATTTTACTCAAGAAACTGAAGATGCTATCATTGAGTATTTAAGACTAAGAAGTCCTAAAAAACGAAATAAGATATTTAATGAAAAAATTAATTATGCCTTTCATAAATTGGCTGAGAATATCATTCATACTTTTA